TACTTTACCTTCAAGCCTACTCATTTTTTACTCCATTTATCCTTAAACTTCTTATATGCACCACGAAATTTACTTTGGAATATCATATTACTGACAAAACTTGCTTCATACTTTTCTTTATCCTCGTCTTGTACAGTAGTTTCCAACTCTGCAAGTTTAATTGGTACATACATTGCCAAAGGAGTGCCTTTTTCTATTAAAAATTCTCCTTCTTTTTTAATTAGCAGTTGTTGATTGATCTGATGGCTCCATTCGGTATGAGTAATTCCAGGCATACACTCAAAATTTTCATTAAAATCATAAAACATTGGTAGTTGCATCATTGCCCATCCAGGACTTGTGCGTACACGCCAAGGACAATCCGTTTTTGCAACACATAGATACTTGTTCTTTGCATGAGTTGGAATATGTTCTCTGAATTGATTGTCATAATGCAAACTCATTGTGAAATCTTGATTACTTGAATGCCATGCAAAGTTATCTTTATCAATTTTTAGATGAAAGTCGCACCACATAGTAACTACATATGCGTTTTTAAAATAATCTACAAAGCCAGGACAGTTTTTTAGTGTACCTTTATCCATAAAATTATCAGGTTCAAGAAACTTAGGCATATTTTTGAACCAAGGTGGTATAAATTTAGTAGCAGACTGCACTGGTTCTACTTTCGCAAGTCCAGGCACTACACTCCACCACTCAACTTTACAATTATTTTGATTCATGTATCCATTCCTGAGGTCGTATAAATGTATGATCTATCTTTGAAAGTGTTTTAGTCATATCTGCACAAGTATACTCTTGGTATTGACCACGTAGTTGCTCAGGCATTGGAATATATTCAATTTTTGCATTGTATTTTTTTGCAATTATTTCAGCAATTTCTTGAAATGACCTTGCAGTACCTGTTCCTATATTAAAAATACCACCCTCGTCAACATCTAACATTTTTTCATGTATCAAACACACATCTTGAACACTAACAAAATCACGTAAGTAGGTGTCACTGTTTTCAAATAGTGTAATAATTCCTGTATCCTTTGCTTGTTTAGTAAATTTAGTAACAGGACTTGCTTGGTCACCTTTGTGATCTTCACCATGACCGTAAACATTAAAATACCTAAAGCCTTGAATGGTAATTTTGAAGTCATCTTGGTATTCTGCAATCCATCTATCAATAAGATACTTGCTCCATGCATAAGGACTCTGTGGTAAGCACTTTGATGTTTCACGAAATCCGTCTAATCCGGGACCATATACACTTGCACTACTTGCAAATTGTAAACTTGTACCCATCATATCACAAATTTCAACAAGTTTCATTGTCCATTCGTAATTTTGTTTTAATATTTTTTCAACATCTGTTTCGGTTGTGCTTGAAATAGCACCACAATGTATAACACGGTCATATTTTTGTGCATCAGGATATCTATTTTCCTGCCACTCCCAACCTTCAACTTCGTGTCCTTTATGTTGTAGATAAGATGCGAGATTTTTACCAATGAACCCTTTGTGACCTGTAACTAAAATTCTCATTTTATTTTCTCTATTATGTTTGTTGTTGAATGACCTTTGATTATTGGAAATATCTCTACTGGACATACTTCATTTCCTACAGTAGTTTCTACAGTATAGTCTCCTCCTTTGATAATCAGGTCTGGATTAAACTTCTTGATAACATTTATTGGTGTGTCCTCGTCAAAAATTACAACTTCGTCTACCCAAGGCAGTAATTCTAAATTCATTTTACGTTGTAATTGATTGTTAATAGGTCGAGTTTCGCCTTTTAAACGTTTAGTACTTGCATCACTGTTAATACCTACTACTAATTTTTTACCTTTTGACTTTGCAAATTTTAATAGTTTAAAATGCCCTTCATGAAGTATATCAAATACACCATTGGTCCATACCGTGGTAGGTTTTAAGTCGTTGATGGTAATAGTTACTACACCTCTTTTTTCAACAGTACGAGCCGCGGCATAACAAGCCAACTTACAACTATCTGCAACTGACATATTTCTTTCAATGCCATAAGCAATCACTGCTAACACAGTGTCTCCAGCACCTGTTACATCTGCTACTTCATGTACTTCTTCTTTAAAATGATGATACTTGTTCTCTTCATCAATTACATGAATACCATTTGCACCATCTGTAACAACTAAATTTTTCCAGTTGTATTCACGCATTTTTAAAATTGCTTTTTCTTTGGTATATTTGCCAAACCAACTTTCGTATTCTTTCATATTAGGTTTAACAATATATGCACCTTTGTAAAAATCTGGAGTTTGTTTAGGATCTACTAAAACCTTTTCAGTTACTTGTAAAATTTCTTGTATTGTATCTTTTCTAACAACACCTTTGTTGTAATCACTCACACAAACAATGTCATTTTCTTGTAATCCACTTACTAAACGCTCTTGTGGACTAATACCTTTATACTGTTCTTCTCTATCCCAACGTAAAATATGTTGTCCACCTTGGCCTACAAGTCTTGTTTTTGTAGTAGTTGTTACATTTTCTGAAGATGCATTACAATTTACATTAGTTTGTGAAATTAATTCTAATAATTTAAATCCTTCTTTGTCTTGTCCTACTGAGCCATATAATTCTACGTCACCGTTAATTGAAGAAATATTTAATGCTAAGTTACCAGCGCCGCCTACACTAAAACTCTGTGATTCTTCTAATAATACAGGAATAGGTGCTTCTGGACTAACACGATCAGCAGAGCCAAATATCCAACGATCCAGCATAATGTCGCCATATACTTTGATCATTGTTATTCCTCTAATAATTTGATTAAATCAAATACAGTTTCTAACTTCGTAAGGTTAGTTTTGTTTTGTAAGGTGTTACGCAATCCTTGGTGTAATGGTTTAGGCCATTTACCAAAACTTGCCCAAGCATACCCGTCGTGTTCATCATTAAGATTTGGCAAAAATTCTTTTTTGATTACAATAAGATATGTATGAAAATTAAATTTTTCATCAGTGCTTACAAAAGTTTCGAGAGGTATATGTTTAATGATATTTGGAACCTCTCCTACTTCTTCTGCAATTTCTCTTTTGAGTGCATTAAACGGAGTTTCTTCAGTAGTGTTTTTACCACCTACTAATCCCCAAACATTATTTTGTTTGCTTTGTGTTCTATGCAAAAACAAGAAACGTTTAGTTTCTAACGCATAGAATAATGCTCCGCTACAGGTAATTTTACTGCTCATACAAGTAATTATTTAAAATTGTATGCGCCAGGTTCCGTTTCGATATTCGCCTTCAAATGATAGAATCCATTCTTTTCCAGTCCATTTGTATTGGATTCCAGTTTTTAGGTTTGTTGTATATGATATGTCTGAAGATGTACTTGCGTCAAATAATATTTGCCATTTAGAACCAGTCCATTCAATAATATCATTTTCGCTGGCTACAAAATCAGTACTATCTGCATTTTTCCATGCATCAGGACCATCTGTACTACCTGCTACTCCGATATTATCTAATAGTAATATTCTAACACCTGCAGATTTAATTGACGTTGGATTAAATGATTTAGGATCGATAATATAATCTATCTTATTTCTATCACCCGTTGATCCTGTAATAACAGCATCGCTTGGTATAGTATCATTGTCCCAAGTAATTGCAAGTTTTGTTTCATCATTTGGATTAATTGCAACTGCACCATTAATGCTTTGTGAAAGATCTTGACGTGTAAGTTGTAACTGACTCAATCCTGATCTAAACTGTCCAGGTATTGCATCCATAAATCCTGTCCAAGAAGTGTTACCAACTACACCTTTGTGTATTAGTTGTGCTTCGTTGCCCATAACAAGTAAATCATAATCGTTGTATGCTGTAAGTGATATACCAGCAGTATCTTTTTTGTCTGCAGGACCGTCTGTTGGTGTTTGTGCAGGGCGTTCTTCATGAGAATCATTATTTGCTTTAAGTTCAGGAAAACTTTCTCCTAAATCAATAGTGCCTTGTTCTTCATTAAAAATACTCATTACAATATTTGTAATTACACCAAGTTTTTTAACTTTAGCAGGAGGAGAAATATAAATCGGTGTTGTAAAAGAAAGTGTACCAACATCTATTTCTGATTCAGTTCCAGTAGGAATACTTCTTCCACTCCAAGTTACACTTTCTAAGTCAACCACACTTAAACTTGTCCAGTCTACATAATTGTCTGTGGTTTGAATTTCTAAACTTGGATTAAACAGCATTAATATTTGTTCTAAAATTTGTAATTTTTGATCTGTATTTGTTGACCATATGTCAGCATTTACTTGTAACTTATATGGCGTAGGCATTAAACGTTCTACTGTGACATTTTTGCCTTGTGTATTCAAATATTCACTATTATCTGCATCATATTGTCTTTCACGTAAATGCACTTTACCAACAAATGATGCATCTGCAAGTCTATCACGATCTAATTCTAATCCTGTCATATAAATTGCAATACGCGGAGCACTTGGAATTTTATTTTCTGAGTTGTCTCTAAGAATATGACCAACTTGACGTGTAATATCTCCGTACATAACAGGAATTTGCCTTAAATTCCCATCACCATCTTTGTATGAGAAGTTACTCATCAGTCTTATTAACTGTGTAATATATCTTCTTATTTGACCGTCATAAAAATGTTGCATTAATTATCCGCCTTTGGTTTAAGTGCTTGAGATAAACTCTGTCTTTCTTCAACAGTTTCACCGCCAATTTCATTCGATGTAGTATTATTAATAAATGTTCCTTTTTGATGTAATCTTTGATCTGTGTTTGTCATAGTCATACGTACTTGATCTTCCATCTTGATCCAGCGTTGTCCATCATATCTAAATAATCTGTTAGGTAAAAAATCTGTTCTCAAGTAGTAATCTCCTTTAACTTGAGTAAGAGGAAAACTGCTCCCAAATCCAAATGCTTCACCATTAGGTGGAATACCATCTCCAAGTAAATATCCTTGGTATCCTTCTCTGTCTGGAGTTTCGTTTACTCTACTTGCATCTATGTTACCACTGTTAATACTTGCATCAATTAATGTTTCGTCAGCAGTAACAAGTTCTGGTTTACCTTCAGCATCAACTTGTAGTGTATACAAATGAGTAGTATCGTATCCTGACTTAGGTGCATCTGCTTCTGCCTGAGATAGTACAGCATTATTAATCTGCATTTCTTTTTCGTAAGTACTTAAAACATCACGTAACGATTGTGAACTACCTTCTTCTGCTGGTAAGTCAAGTATGTCTTTAAATTCTTGTGAGTCTACGATTTGTTTTAGTTTTACTCTATATAAATGTGGATACCAACTTTGTGAAAAACCTTCTGCGGCTCTGTTTACATCTTCTACAACGTAAAATCTTTTTAGTGCAACACTATAATCATTTAAAGCGTGTTCGTCTTTAAGGTGTGGTAATTCAAATACATCACCCGCCATCACTTTTCTGCCAAGTGTTTTTACACTGTAATTAATAGGAATCGTCATAAACAATGTGTCGTTAGTTAAGAACAAGCCAAATTGACTCATATCAAAGTCTACATCTTGCACATTGTAAATACCACGCATTACGTAAATATCAGGATCGTATTTGCGATCTCTGTTTTCCATAAACAGCATATCCTGAATGTTAGTTTCTTTTACAGCATCATAGCGAGGCTGTGACGGAGTTGCATCCGTTTCTTCAGGATTTTTTGGTCCTAAATATTTGTGAACAAAGACATCTGTACCACCTACAGTAAACATTTCTGCAATGGTTTTATCTAAGAAATCGTAGTCCTTGCCCTTTTCGGGTTTATATAAACTAATCCTTGGCATAGTAATAGTATTTATCGATCGCATAAATACTAATGGAGACGTAAATTTATGGCTACACTGCAAACCCAAAAACAAGAAATATTCGATTATGTTGACGCTATGCTCGGCGGAGGTATGGTTGATGTTGAACTTGATCCAAAGCACTATGAGATTGCATTAAGAAGTTCACTGGACAAATTTAGACAAAGATCAGATAATTCAGTTGAAGAAAGTTATGCATTTTTAGATACTGTTATTGATCAGAACGATTACACACTTGATTCTAATATTGTAGAAGTACGCCAAATCTTTAGACGTTCAATTGGTTCAAGAACAGGTGGCGGAGATGGTGGAACATTATTTGAGCCATTCAATCTTGCATACACAAATACTTACTTGCTATCAAGTTCAAATATGGGCGGATTAGCAACATATAATTTATTTGCAAGTTATCAAGAACTTGTAGGTAGAATGTTTGGTAGTTTTATTGAATTTAAATGGAACACAACAACAAAGAAATTAACACTTCTACAACGTCCAAGAGCAGAAGAAGAAATACTTTTATACGTCTACAATTATCGCCCTGATTCAGAATTGTTTAATGACTATCTTGCAAAACAATGGATCAAAGATTACACATTAGCAAAATGCAAATTTATGCTCGGAGAAGCAAGAAGTAAATTTGCTACTATTGCTGGACCACAAGGCGGATCAACACTAAACGGCGATGCACTTAAAGCAGAAGCACAAGCAGAAATGGACAAACTTGAAGAAGATTTGAAAATGAATGTTGCTGGCGGTGTTGGATACGGCTTTACAATTGGTTAAAAACCAGTTGACAATCTCCTAATTTTATCATATACTATATACTTCTACTTAGGAGATATAAATGATCATTGGCATTTGCGGTTTAATTGGATCTGGTAAAGATACTGTCGCTCAACAATTAATTGATAATCATAATTTTGTTAAAATTTCATTTGCAGATAAGTTAAAAGATGCAGTTGCAGTTATGTTCAATTGGAATAGAGAACTGCTTGACGGTAAAACTGATGAATCAAGAGCATGGCGTGAAAAAGAAGACGCCTACTGGACCGCAGAAACAGGTAGATCGATTACTCCGAGACTTGTGCTACAAGAATTTGGTACAGAATGTATGCGTGAAGGATTTTTTGACGGAATTTGGGTAAGTTTAACTAAACAACATATTCTTAACAATCCAGATACAAACTTTGTTTTACCTGATACACGTTTTCCTAACGAAGCAAAAATGCTATACGAAATTGGTGGTGAAGTTTGGCGTGTAAAACGTGGACAAGATCCTGTATGGTTTAGAATATATCAAGATGTAGGAGTTGAACCAAAGGACGTACACCCTTCAGAATGGGCATGGGCTCATACTAAATTTACGCAAACTATTGAAAATAACGGAACACTTGAACAACTTAGAAATCAGGTTCAAGATCACCTTGTTTCCACCGGGCGCCTACTCTCTGCATAGCAATTTGACAATTAGAACATATTGTTTTTAAGTTACTGGGTCTACAATTATTAAGATCACCATCTAAATGATAAACTCTTAACTGCTCTTTGTAGTCTGCTTTGAAGTTACACTTTTCGCAGTGATCCTTTTGTCTGTATCCGGCTAAATGCCACTTAGGTTTACCTTTACTTTTGCCTTTGTTTCGCACACAAACATCACAGCGAGTCCTATAAAAGGTTTTATTACCTTTTTTATAGTTAACCGCCACAGGTCTTTTACCACATTTGCATAAAGGACGCATATTGTTATTTACCTGCCCTTTTTATGCCCTTTTAACCCATACGTTTTGGTTAAATTATCTGACTTCTGTATAAATACATATAATAAGTTCAACAGGAGAACACAAGATGGCAAACTTAGTATCACCAGGTGTACAGGTCAGCGTAATTGACGAGAGTTTTTATAC